TAAGACCATGCCAGGTTCGTCAAGCGTGACGCAGCCTAGCCTGGTTAATGCAATTCATCACGACATTACTAAGTCGTCCTGGATGACGACCCTATACACTTCTGAGCCATTACTAGCTGGTTTCGTGTTAGACAGCGCGATTAGCGGTATACTAGGCGAAGACGTGCTGAGCTACTAAGGAGCAATAATGGCAGGTGCAGGATACAAGCTGTTTAACACGGGTGACGTGCTTACTGCAGCTCAGGTTAACACATATTTACAAGAGCAGACAGTTATGGTTTTTGCCAATGCTGCGGCTCGTACGACAGCTCTTGCAAGCGTTTTAGCTGAAGGAATGGTGTCATATCTAAAAGACACCAACGCCACCGAAGTTTATGACGGTTCAGCATGGGTTTCAATTGGTAACTCTGGTGACATTACAGGTGTAACTGCTGGAACAGGAATTAGTGGCGGCGGTAGTTCGGGAACCGTCACGATTACCAATGACATGGCGACAACGATTACTGCGGCAGGTGATATTGTTATTGGTACAGGTTCAGGAACTTATGATAATCTTCCAATTGGCACAACTGGCCAGGTTTTGACTGCTGACACAACAGTTTCGCCATATAAAGTTAAATGGGCTTCTTCGTCGAGTAATTATTCTCTAGCTGCAAGTGGTAGCCTTAGCGGTGGCTCAGTTAGTGTTACTGGCTTAAGTGGAACAGATTTTATCGTGGAATTGAACAACGCGACTATGACTGCGACCAATGCTTTTGTAACAACTATAAACAGCGATACAACGTCAGGTCGTTATTATAGGAATGATTCTGGTTCAACCAGCGCTTCTTTTTTTACTCGTAATATGGGTGCTGGCACCGGTTATTACGTGGGTTTTAAAATTGAAGGTGGAAATGGTGGTTCGGTAGTTCAGACTGGTGATTATAATATTGGTGGTGGTGTCTATAATCAGACAACAGCCATAACTTCTATTCAGCTTGTTGCTTCTGGCACTACATGGTCTGCTGGAACTTACAAGATTTACAGCAGATAGGATTAAAAATGATTTTTCCACAGGTGCAAGAACATAATGCAACAACTGGTAAAATTTTAATGCGAGAAATGACAGAAGCAGAAAAAAGTGTCTGGTCTGAAAACTTAGAACAGCCAACGATAGAAGAAAAATTAGCCAGCGTTGGTTTAACTTTGCCTGACCTTAAAGCAGCGCTAGGTCTTTAGCACAATCTTGAAAAATTATGCCTAAACTTTGTAAAGCTGGGCAACAGCTCAGAGAGATGATAGATGACGCATTTCCCAGTAGAGATAGAAGTAGTGATGGAACCGCGGCGTCACCAGGACATAAGGCGCATAGTCCTAAATCTGACCACAATCCTGTGGGCCCAGAACAGATTGTACGTGCCCTCGACATTGACGCTAATTTGGCATCCGACAAATCCGCGACGTTCGACCTTGCTAATCAGCTTCGACTACTTGCCAGAACTGATAAAAGAATTAGCTATATCATATTTAACGGCAAAATCGCTTCCTGGGTCGGAAACTACCGATGGAGAAAATACCGCGGCATAAACCCGCATAAGACACACATACACATTAGCTTTACAAAACTGGGCGACAAAGACGGCAGTATGTTTAACCTGCCCATTTTGACAGGAGACACAAATGCAGGAACTAAAAGCAATAGCGGCAAGCTGGGCAAGAAGCTTTTTGGCAGCAGGAATAGCAACATACCTAGCGGTGGGCTGGGATGCCAGTGCAATTGTGAATGCCGCTCTGGCCGCGAGTCTGCCAGTCATCCTTCGGTATCTAAACCCTAACGACACAGCTTTCGGAAGGCGATGAACCCGACAGACTGGGCCGCTTTTGTTCTGGCCTGTTTATCTATCGCAGCTATCCTTATCGGTGGTCTGCGTTACATTATTCGCCATGAAGTACCTCTAATAATTGACCGCAGTCATATCGTGTCGCGCATCGAAAAACTAGAGGAGATGGTTCTAGAATTGCTTACTAACGATAGGAGCGCACGTGGCACAAAAAAGAACAAAGGCACAAAAGGCCGCAACGCGTCGCGCTAAAGAGCTAGCAGCTAAACGCCATACTAAAGAACCTTTGAAGCCTATTGACATATGGGCTGTAGCTGTCGTTGAAGCGTATGAAGCATTAGTACGCGCTGGGTGGGATAAAGACCATGCACGCTGGTACGTTGAAGATACCATGCGTATTCCAGATTGGATTATCCCTAATCCCGACATGAGTCCATATGAGGATGAGGAAGAAGAAGATTAAACGTATAGTCGTTATATCTGACTTACAAGTACCATTTCATGACACAAAAGCCATTAGAAACGTTAGCAAGTTCATCACAAAGTACAAACCTGACGACGTTTTATGCGTGGGTGATGAGCTCGATTTCCAGACCATCTCACGTTGGTCTAGTGGGCGGGACGAGTGGTCGGGAACTATTGGACGTGATAGAAATACTTGCCAAGAAGTTCTTTACGACCTCAGGGTTACCCATATCGTCCGAAGCAATCACACGGACAGACTCTACAAATCCCTAGCATCTAGGCTGCCTGGCTTGATTGGATTGCCAGAGCTGGAGTACGAGAACTTTATGGGTTTTCGTGAGTTAGGCATCAAGTTTCACCGTAAGCCATACGAGATAACTAAAGACTGGATAATGGTTCACGGTGACGAACAGAGCACAAAGCCACAAGGTGGTTTAACGGCCTTAGAAGCCGCTAAGAGGCATGGTAAGTCGGTGGTGTGTGGTCATACCCATAGGCAGGGTATTTCAAGCTTTACAACGGCCTCTGGAGGCCATTTAACGGGTATCCTGACAGGCTTTGAGGTAGGACATTTAATGGATACTACACAAGCCTACTACACACGTGGGACATTCAATTGGCAGCAGGGCTTCGGCATCCTATACGTAGACCGTAAAGGTGTGACACCCGTCACAGTACCCATAGATAAATCTGGGTCATTCGTAGTAGAGGGTAAGCGGTACGGCTAGGCCGTTATCAAATCGTTATACGACACGCCGATACTGGCGTGGTGTTTGTCTGCTAGCGAGCGTACATTCTGCCCTAACGAAAGGGGCACAAATGAAACGCCTAACACTTGAAGAAAGAGCTAACAGGGTGCGCTATTGCTCACGCTGCGATTATGTTGTCTTAGCTGACTCACATATTCTAAAACAGTTACACATTCAGAGCTGCCGCGAATATCTAAACGGCTGGGATTGTATGCACTTAGAAGGCAAAACACACTGCGAGTGTGATGCAGCATGAAACACAACTTAACCCCAGAACAAATTGTTTACGTCTGTTTTGGATTACTAATAGCTATGTCGTTAGCTTATTGGTTCATAATGTCATTAACCGAAAAACACTACAAAAGGGGCTATACACATGGGTACAACAGGGCGAAATGGCTTTACAGCCAAAGAAATAATGGCGGAAGCCGCAGAAACGCTTGATGAACGCGGTCTCGACTACGGGCATCCAGCGATTAACATTAAAAGAATTGCGAACCTCTGGGCGACATATTTCGGGCGGGAAATTGACCCGCTGGACGTCTGTATCTGTATGGCTCTGGTCAAGGTCTCCCGTATCGTCGAGACTCCTAACAGAGACTCATTCATTGACCTGGTCAGTTACGCCGCACTTGCAGGAGAGTCGGTTATTGGAGAGTGGGACAATTTCGATGGCAATTACTAGAACTCCACGAGGTACTTACTGCGATTACTGCAAAATGCACTGGGGCGTCAACGACCCTAGAGGACAAGAGCAAGCTGTGTGGACTATACGGTCAGAGCGCTACGGTAAGGTCATTAACCGCCATTACTGCTATATGTGCGCTAAATACGTACAGACATGGTGGGATGGCACGCTATGGTCATTTAAAGAGCAGCTTGAATACACAGAAGGGTCTATGAGACTAGATGTTTAACTTAGAAAATTATGAAGACGTAGATACGCGCATACATAAGTTTTACGAAGAATATCCAGATGGTGCGATTATTACAGAACAGGTTATGAATGATGATGAAAAAGGAATTACCATCTTTAAGGCGATTGCTTATAGAACTTATGCTGATACTCAGCCTTCCGCTACTGGTTATGCGCGTGGTGTTCGTAAGGACCGTGGCGTGGACGCTGCTTTTCATTATGAGAATTGTGAGACTAGTGCAATCGGTAGGTGTCTCGCTAACCTGGGACTGTCTGCTAAAGGAAAGCGACCTAGCGCTCTCGAAATGGCTAAGGTTAACGACACTAAGAATAACCCTGCACCAATTCGTGTCAGAACAGAGGAGCAAAAGGAATTTCTCAAAACAACTAACCCAGCAGCCGAAATTGTATGGGATACTACGTTAGAACCACCAGCAGATGTAGTTTCAGCTTTCGATAATGCAGTGGATTTAGTAAAAACAGAATTAAAGGCTGAGCCAATACTAGAGTGTAAACACGGTCAGATGAAACTTAAAGAAGGCAAGGGGCCTAAGGGGCCATACCGGGGTTATACGTGTCCGTTACCTATGAGCCGTAAAGCTGAGCAGTGCAAGGCTTTCTGGCAGGTCGTAGACCCCAGTGGGCGCTGGTCATTTAGGCCTGAGGATGAAGAACGGCTATGAGTCAATCGAGAAAGTATCGAGGGTACGCTTCTCAAAAGCTCGTAGCTGATTACCTACGCTCCC